GCAGAAGCCAAAGAAAATAAATTTAATACAATTAGACTTCCATGGCATTTACATCCAGAAAGAGATCAAGCTTGGAGAGATAAACAAACCGAACTATCAGGTGTTAAAGGTGCAGCACAAGAATGTGATTGTGACTTTGCAACAACTGGTAATGGAATTGTTGATGTTGCCACAATTGATTTTTATAAACAAAGCAAGGTAAAAGATCCAATTGAAATGAGAGGATTGGATCATGGTTATTGGATATGGGAATATCCAGATTATAGTAGAAATTATATAGTTAGTGCTGACGTTGCTAGAGGTGATGGTGCGGATTATAGTGCATTTCAAGTTATTGATGTAGAGTCATTGACACAAGTTGCCGAATATAAAGGACAAATTGGTACTAAAGATTATGGTAACATGTTGGTAAGTGTTGCAACAGATTATAATAATGCTTTATTAATTGTAGAAAATGCGAATATTGGTTGGGCAGTTTTACAACAAATAATAGATAGACAATATCCAAATACGTTCTATAGTAGTGCAGATCTACAATATGTAGACGTAGAAAGACAATTGACGAATAAAGTTAATAGAGATGAAAAGAAGATGATTCCTGGCTTTACTAATAGTCAAAAAACTAGACCATTATTAATTTCAAAGTTAGAAACTTATTTTAGAGAAAGATCAGTAGAAGTAAGATCGCTTAGATTTTTGGATGAATTGTCCGTGTTTATTTGGGACGGTAATAAAGTAGCTGCAATGAAAGGTTATAATGATGACTTGGTAATGGCAATGAGCATCGGATTATGGGTAAGAGATACAGCATTAAAGTTAAGACAACAAAGTATGGATTTAAATAGATCAATGTTGGGTGGTATTACAAGAATTGGTGGTTCTCAAAACATTTATAAAGCACAATCAATTAATAGTAAAGAAGCATGGCAAATGTCAGTTGGAAAAACTACAGATAAAAAAGAAAACCTAACTTGGTTATTGTAACATATTTATATATATAAAACTATGGCAAACGAAGAATTTCAAATATTAAAACAAAGATCTTTATATTCAAAATTAAAGAGACTTTTCTCTACTGATGCGGTAATCCGTAATATTGGTGGTAAAAAGTTAAAGGTAGTAGATACAGATGAAGTAATGTATGCTACAGACCGCAATACACTTAGAGATCGTTTTAATAGAATTAGAACATCTTCATATAATCAATATAGCAGAGATTTTACTTTAAGTTATCAAGCTGCTCGTATTGAACTATTTCGTGATTATGATACGATGGATATGGACCCAATCATTTCATCTGCATTGGATATTTACGCTGATGAAAGTGTAACTAAAAATGAATTGGGTGAAATTCTTATAATTCATTCAAGTAATGATAACATTAAACAAATTCTTTATAATTTGTTCTATGATATTCTTAATATTGAATTTAATATGTGGAGTTGGACTAGAAATCTTGTAAAGTACGGCGATTTCTATTTGAAAATGTATATTAGTCCAGAATATGGTGTATACATGGTAGAACCTATTAGTGCATACAATGTTACCCGTGTAGAAAATAGTGATTTAACAAACAAAAACTATGTTAAATTCCAAATCAATTTACCAGAAGGTGGCAGATTAGAAGAATTGGAAAACTATCAAGTTGCACATTTTAGAATGTTGAGTGATAGTAATTTTATTCCTTATGGTAAGAGCATCATTGAAGGTGGTAGAAGAGTTTGGAAACAATTATCATTGATGGAAGATGCAATGTTAATTCATCGTGTAATGCGTGCTCCCGAAAAGAGAATTTTTAAAGTTGACGTTGGTAATATTCCGCCTTCTGAAGTGGATCAATATATGCAAAGATTGATGGACAAGATGAAAAAAGTCCCATATATTGATGAAAAAACTGGTGATTATAATCTTCGTTTTAATCTACAGAACATGGTAGAAGACTTTTATTTGCCAGTTCGTGGTAGTGATAGTGGTACTAGTATTGAACCATTGAGTGGTATGGAATTCAATGGTATTGATGATATTGAATATCTTCGTAACAAGATGTTAGCTGCATTAAAGATTCCAAAGGCATTTTTGGGTTATGAAGAAGATTTGAGTGGTAAAGCAACACTTGCAAGTGAAGATGTAAGATTTGCTAAAACAGTAAACAGAGTACAAAGAATTTTGATTAGTGAATTGAACAAAATTGCAATGGTACATTTGTATGCGCAAGGATATAAAGATGCATCATTAGTTGATTTTACATTAGAATTAACAAATCCTTCAGTAATTTTTGAAAAAGAAAAGATTGCTATTTGGCAAGATAAAGTCAATCTTTCCAAAGACATGATGGAAACCAAATTATTTAGTAAGAAGTGGATATATGAAAATGTATTTAAGATTTCTGAAGAAGATGTTGATATTCAAAAGAATGACTTGGTAGAAGATGCAAAACAATCTTATAGATTTAAACAAATTGAAGATGAAGGTATTGATCCAGCCAAACCATTCAATAAAATCAAACCAGAAGAAGGTGGATCTAGTGGTGGAGGCGAACCTGAATCAGGTGGAGGCGAACCAGGAGCAGAAACTGGTGGAGGTGAAGGTGGTGCTGCACCAGAAGGTGGAAGTGAACCAGGTGGAGCAGAGGCCGGTGGCAGTGAAACTCCTGCATTAACTGAAAAATCTCTTAGAACATACAAAAGACCTTCACAAAAAGGATCACATAAAAAGAGAAAAGATATTACCTTTGGATATGATCCATTAGGAAGCAAAGAAAATGTATCACAGTCACAAACAGATCCAATTAGACAAGGTTCAAAAACCAAATCTCCATTGAGTTTAGAGGGTTTAAATGACTTCTTAAAAACTACTTCTCAAATCAAAAGTGAACTTTTAAATGAAACAAAAAGTCTATCAATGTTAGACGAAAAAAATATTATTGAATAATCCATGTAAATAGTATATTAAAAATGATTTTTACTATAAATTTACTATATTTATAAAATAACGAAGTTTAGAAACACAGGAATATTGTTTGAATTGCTCACTCGACAAGTGACATCAGATATTTTGTCTGGAAAAGACGAATCTTTTGCCAAGAATATTCTATTCAAATACTTTTCTGAAAATAAAGAATTAGGCAAAGAGTTACAATTGTATAACTTTTTAGTCAACGAAGTTGCAAAAGACGAAACGCAAGCTGAAAAGTATATTGAAATAGTATTAAAACAAAGAGACAAATTAAATCAAAAGTCATTAACATCTGAAAAATATAATTTAATCAAAGAAATCAAAGATGTTTATCCAATTAATGATTTATTTAAGTCAAGTATAAAAAATTATAAAGTCTTAGCTTCAATATATAAAATTTTTGAAAATCATAGTGATAAAAACTCAAAGTTTGATGTAAAAGAAATTGTTACATCCAGAACTTGTATTGTTGAAAATTTATGTGGCATTAAAAAAGTTACTAAAGAAACTGAAGACGAAATGATTAATGTTTATAAACAACAAAATGAAGAAGTTCGTCTTTTGAGTTATAAGATATTGGTAGAATCTTTAAATGAAAAGTATAAAGATTTAGATTCAAATCAAAAGAATTTATTGAAAGAATATATCAATAGTATAAGCAATACAAATTCATTGAAAACATTAATTGACAATGAAGTTTCTAATGTTAAGAAACAATTGACTGAATTAACCAATAAAATTTCAGATGATGTCATTAAGATCAAGATTAATGAAACTGTAAAACAACTTGATAATGTTAAAAAATTTAATCTCGTTAAAGACAATCAAGTAATGGTTCTATTGTTATCATATGAATTGATAAAAGAAATCAAGAATCAACTTTAATATGAACGAAACAAAAGAAATTATTAAGTCAGATGAATCTTTGAAACAAAAAATCAAAGAATTAATTAAACAAGTAATGGATGAAATCACTACAACTGGTGCAGTTGGTGCTATTTCTGTTCCAAATTGGGTTTCTAAAAGTAAGAAAGGTAGACCAGATTTAGGTACTGTTCTTGGATATACTCTTGCAAAACCAGTAAATGAAGCTGCTGAACCTACACAACAAGATCCAAATGCACAACAACCACAACAAGGTGGTGAAAAAGGACAAGAAGATCCAAATGTATATGATGCTAAGTTTGATTTGACAGATTTTGAAAGTAGAGTATCACAATCCACTCTACAAAATAAGGGAAATTTTCAAAACAAAATATTGAGCAAAATTGGAAATAAACAAGTTCAATTAAGAGCATCAAAAGGATATGGTCAACCAGAAAAAGATTATATAGTAAATGTTTCTGGTGTAAGTATTGATTTTTATTATGAAAAATATGTAATAATAATCAAAGGTAGAGAACAAGGTAAACAAAAGGAAAGTGAATACTTTGTCAAACCACCATATCAAATCAAAATTTTAGGTAATGCAGTTGTTACGCCTTCTGCAAAGAAGAAACAACAACAAGCTCCAGCAACACCAGTTGCTCCTGTTGTACCAACAAACACTGCAACAAAAGGAGTATAACATATATGAATAAAAAACTATTAGTAGATTGTATAACATTTGATGTAGATAAATCTGTACTTAAAGAAGCAATGTCCAAAGGTGGACCATTGGTTGTACAAGGTGTTCTACAAAGAGCCGAAGCTAAAAATCAAAATGGTAGAGTTTACGGTAAAGAAATTTTAGAAAGAGAAGCTCAAAAGTATGATGAAAATTTCATCAGAGAAAGAAGAGCTCTTGGCGAATTAGATCATCCAGACAGTAGCGTTGTGAATTTAAAAAATGTTAGTCATAATGTAAAAAGAATGTATTGGAATGGTAATGATTTGATGGGCGAAGTAGAAATTTTAACTACACCAAGTGGTAATATTTTAAAAGAATTACTAAACTGTGGTATTAAGTTAGGTATTAGTTCCAGAGGAATGGGTAGTGTTAAAAAGAATGTACATGAAGGTACCGATGAAGTTCAAGATGATTTTGAATTGATTGCATTTGACTTTGTTAGCAATCCATCAACCAAAGGTGCATTTATGTTTCCATCTGGTGAACAATCTTTACAAGAAGGATTTGTAAAAAATCCATTAACAAACAAATGGGAAAATGTAGAAAATTTAATAAGAGACATTTTAGGAGAAATTAAATAATATTTATATCATATGATTAAATTAACTGAAATAGCAGAAGCTTTAGGTATTACACAACAACCACAATCACCTCCAGTATCACCACAAGTTGTTGGTGAATCTCCTGCAGCAGTAAAGACTCTTACTAAGGAAGAAAAGAAAGCTCTTTACGAATTGGTACACAATTATAATGAATATGGAAAAGTTCTTTATGAATATCACCAACTGATGAAAATCGCTGAAAATATTGATAAGATATCACAATATGCTGAAACATATGCGTTGAATGAATGTGGTGATTGGATGCAAGAAAATACTGCCATTCGCCATTTCAAGGAATTGAAGAAGATGTCTGAAGCATTTAAGAAAAATGCATCTAAGTGTCAACAACAAAATAATGAAATGGTTAGCTTGTACGAAGACATGGGAAATATTTTAGAAAAATACTTTGAAATTAAAAGTCATTAAAACATTATAAATAGAAACGAAAAACCCCACTTTTTACAGTGGGGTTTATTTTTTAAATTTCTACTGAACCAAGTTCATCTATTTTATTTAACATATCACTGAACGATTTAAACAAATGTTTAGTATCATTTATTAATAAAATATAATCGTCATCTGTTTTATATATTTTATAAGTGTAATCATCCATGTCTTTTTGATTTTTTACTTTTAATACAAGTCGTGCATCACCTTCTGGTTCAAATCCCATTCCATATAACATATCCAATTCTTTCCAATCCCATCCATTTGGATGATCTATATCATCCAACTTATATTCTTTTTCTCCGCTTTCTTTTGTTAAGAATGATTTTAAATGTGTCATAATTAATTATTAATTTTAATTGCGTCTTTTATGAAACTATATAATTTGTTTTTAATTTCACCTTCACCAGTATCATTAGT